GCTGTAGGTTGTAGTAACCCCATCACCTACTTCAGTTTGCACAACTAAAACAATAGTCCCATTATTTAAATAAGACTCAACTGTTACAGCACCGTTAGCATCAAATGCTAAGAGCTTCTGAGCGCGAACAGCCTTCACAGGTATGGTCATGTTACTATCAGTATCACTAGGATCCTGGCGCAATGCCCGATCAACCCGTTCTGATATCTGCTGCGTCATAACCACGTTTGCGTCTAGCTGGTCATTTAAGGCAGATGCTAATAAATCACCGGCAGTCGTAAAGTCAGTAGTACGCGCCAGGGGCAAATCACCAATAATCGTCAAGTAATCGGCGGCAACCAGGGCGGTACCGCTGCCAGCACCCGTAAGTGTTACTGATCCTGTACCATTGGCATTAACCGAAACAGTGTAATCAGTAGTGATAGTCAACAGGGTCGCATTCTTGTATACTGCGATATCGGCTGCTGCTAGAATATTGAACGTAAACGCAAACGGCCCCAGCCCAGTGTTACCTGTGAACTGAACCCTCCTGGGTATTGCATCTATAGGGATATCGGCCATCTATAATACTCCTGGTATTAGAACGCTTTTTAGCATATTTAGCGTATTTCTTCCATTATATTCGAGAGATCAGGTGATCGCTTAGGCTGAACTTCGCCTGGCTTCCACCAATATTGTTGTCCAAATTCTTTGCGATACCTTGTTTCTAGTCTTCGCATTTTTGCTCGCGCCTTTGGATCTGTTTGCAATCTAAGTTGATCAAGTATCAACCGTTCGGATGCCAGTCTTGCATACCAAAAAGAGCTACCCGGTGTGTATCTAGCTGCAAAATTGATTAATTCACTGGCTATTTTTGTATCTTCGCCATAAACAGCCTCTTGCAGGTTGCCAGTTGTCAAATTAATTACATCTGAAGCAAACCCAGCAACAGGTCCGGCAATGGTGCCTTTTATATCTACGCCATACGCAGTTGTTGGGCTAAACAGAAAGTCCCCAAACACGCCTAGGCCACCACCTGATAGCAATGCGGCGCCCCAAAAAGCCTCATCTTGCATAGGCCTTGGGTCCCGACCTTTTGATATCTCTTTTAATTGCAAACCTAAAGCGCCCATAACTGTCATGCTTATAACAAGATCAGCAGCATATCTGCCTTTTGCTTTGTATCCAGGTTGATTAATCGCTCTCATCATGTGCGTATTAACCATTGTTACTGCAAAAGCTTTATACATTCCAAACGACCTAACAAGCTCTCCACTAACACTTCCAGGCCTTGTTTCATCAACCAAAGCGACCCGACCTCGAAGGCTCGTAGAAGGAACTGCAAAGTTGGTTTCAGTCTCAATCATCTCTAAAAGTTTGGTTGCCAAATCTGTCGCTAAACGTGGATTAATATCTGTTCTGGCTTCTATGTAATCAGGGGACAGAAATGTCGCGCCTTCATGCTCATACAGCTCTGTGCTTCTCATGTAATCCCAATGATCTGCGGCTATATTGTACCGCTCCATTGTGTTCCTTAATTCTGGGCTTAATTCGTCAAATTTTTTGTTTACGCTGTCTGCCAAAAATCCAAGAAACTCCATGCCAAAAGCCCATCGCCCTGCTTGAGTAATCGGGGATAACGCTGTAGCTCTCATGGTAAAGTCAGCAATACGGCGTGTAATTTCTGGGCCAGTAATATCTCCGGTATATCGCATTTGAGCTGAAGCAATAGAGGTCCAACCATCTGCAATTAGCCCCAGCCTAACGGCTAACCTTCCTTTCTCCTCTGCACCTAAAGGGGACAGCAAGCTTAAGTATTGCCTAATCAAAGGAATTACCGGCAAACCAGCAGCCTGTCGCGTTATACGCTGAGTATTAATATCTCCAGTAATCGCCAAAAGAGCAGCTGAACCTAGTTGCGCTGATTGCAGTATTTGGCGTAGTCCTGCAAAGGTGCGGGCAAATCTTCCATCAATAGGCCGATTAGTCTCATTTTTAGCAGCCAGGTACAAGGATTCTAAAACCTGCGCGTTTCGATCAGCAGCGTTTTCTAAGGCTTCATCTCCAGCAGCCTGTATCCTAATCTTGTCTTGCAAAAATTTAATTGTAGATTTAGGGTTTGGTCCCAAAATCTCCATCATCCCAATGTCGCGAGACATGTTTTGGATATGCCCCATCATCGAGTCAAATGGATCTGCCGAGCCAAATCTTGACTGATATTCAATCCATGATTCTGCGTTCTTAAAAACTAAAAACCTATGGTCTGTTCTAGTGTTGCCTAACGATCTGCCTTGGGCTTGCGACCCAGGAACCAGCTTATTGAATCCGTTTAGACTAATCGTTTGATATACATTATTTAAAGCAATCTCTAACTTTTCTGGATTTATTGGTCGGCCAGTGGTTTGATCAATCATTCTGCTAGGATCTAATCGTTCTACTACGAAATCTCTCCAGTCCGTAAACCCTGCTTTGCGAACAGTAAGTGTATCGTGCGCTTGGGGGAATCCCCAATTTTCCAACCTGCTGATGCTGCCTCCAGCAGAGTTAAATCTTTTTCTTAAATACTCATGCGCGGCATACCATGATTGCGCTAATTCTTTAGCACTAGCGTCACCAGTATCTTCTCCAAATGCTTCTCTGACTAAATTTTTAAGCTTAGCCTTGTTCCGAGTTGCCCCGATTAAAGTTTTCCTAAATGTCGCTAAAACATTGTCCATTTTTGACAGGGCTATTCGCTCTACAGCCCCTTGGCGTTGAACAACGCTAGAGTAAAGAGACAGCTCATCCTTATCAATTAACGCTAAGGCTGCTCTGCCATAGTTTATATTTCCTCTTAAGTCTCTATATTTATCCAGGTTCATAGAAACACGTTTCCACGCCCTGATCTGCTGTATTTTTCTGCGTTTGCGTTGAGTAACTTGAAATTGCAATGTGTCAAATGTCTCTCTTGCCGCCTTTGCTTTAGCAGCAGCAGCAGACATACGCCCAGTATATTCCTGCTCCAGTTCGTCAAACAATTGCCTGGCGTTTTCAGATTGCTCTGGAGTTAAAGACCCTTCAGCCTCGCCATTAACAATACATTCCCTAAAGCTCATTCTACGCAACCTTTTAGTCTGTCAAGCATGGTCTGATCTTGGATAATCTCATCTTGTATTTCTTTAACAGTAGACGTTCTTGCAACCATTTCCCCTGTCTCTTCGTCTACATCGAGCCTGGTAGGAATTACATCGTCAGCTTTAGCCTTGCTTGCCAATAACTCATCATTTATTTCGCGCACAAGAGCATTCAGGTCTACTTTCCCGTCAGTGCGAGTTGATATGTCCTCGGCTCTGGCTTCTACTAACACATCATCTGCCACCGGAGCTTGCTCTTCTGCAATCTCTCCAAACAAATCTTCCTCTAACTGATCTGCCTGTTGTTGAACTCCTGATCCTCCTGGATCGTCGAATTCTTCAACGGCATTGATGTCTTCATTCTCAAACGCTCTGCTTTTCGCTGGATCATTGAAAGCGCGTCCAACATCGCCAGCTGATAACCCGTCGAAATAGCCTGATTCAGTTGACCGTCTGATAGTTTCAACGAATCCTCTAGTAGGGTTTGTATAGCTGCCGGTTTCCCTTGCTTCTCTGGCTGCGGCTGTGAGCGCATCGCTAATTTCGCCTGGCGTGTTTGCTGCGGTTTGGATGAGCGTGATTGCTTGCGTGTCATTATCGGCCCTCTTTTTATTAGCTTCTCTTGCTAATTGATTACCTTCTTTTTCTAATCGCTCCGCATTCCTGTTTAAAGATGCAAAAGCGTTTTTGTCTTGGCGCAATAGTTTAGCGGCGCCATCTAGCACTCTGGCCCTTTCAAGGTAAAACGAGTCTGCAATTAACTCATCACCAAATAAAGATTCCTGTGTCTGTATTTCAAAGTCGGATGCTTTAATTTGCCGTAAAATTGCCTCTGCCTGAAACTCATTGGCGGGGTTTGATTTTGCCAAAACACCAATAGCCGTTTTCTGCAAAGCCTCGTCTTCAATTATTCTGCCGACTAATGCGCCATAGTTCGCTGGAATTACATCGTTAATAATTGCGCCAAAAGCATCGTCACTAAGAAGAATTAGCCCTCTGGCTTGGCGAACAAGAGTAGATTTAGGTGGAAGCTCACCAACCCTTTGAGGCGCTTCTCGTAATATTTTGGCCGCGTCAATAGCCGTACCAGTACCTTCCGCTACATTTTTTACAGCAGCCATTACCCTTGCCATTGACGGAGTAATACCATCAATCTCTCTTAAATTGTGACCTAATAACTGCACATCTTGAGATGGATCTTGCGCTTTAATTCGCTTGGCAAGTCCTAGTCTCTGATGACCGTCAGCAATAAACCTCCTGCCATCTGCGTATTCATAAACGACAATTTGCCCAGAAAGAACAGGATTCCATTCAGTAACGCCTTGCAATCTTTCAGTAACACCAAATTCATCCCCGCCCGCTTTAAACTGAAACAGCTCTGCATCAACCTCAATTTCATCTGGGACAAAAACATCAATTACCCCAGCAAACTTATCGGCATCGTAAACGGTCTTTTTTGGCCTCGCTGGGATTGGCGGTTGATCTGGCATAGGAGGGGCTTCAGCATTCTCTACAGCAACAGTTGCTTGCTCCATTCTTTCTTCGTGCACAGATGCAGAAACTTCATCTGCGGGGTCATCCAATGGATTTGTTGCCATGTCCTCATCCATTGTTCTTGCAGCATATTCAGCAGCCTCAAGCTCAGGGGTTTTCTTAAAAGCCCCGCTCTTTGTTATTGCTTGATAACCCTTTTTGGCTTGATCAACGCTAAGAGAAACAGTCTTTCCTGCAACATTAAACGCTAATGGAGCAGCGCCGCCAAACAACCCACCCAAAGCAACAGCCTGATAAAAATCTTCATAAGTGTATTCGTACCCTAAAGACTCATACCAATCCTTAACCCCTGCTTGAGCAACAGCTTCAGTACCGGCCCCAATTAAAGATTCCCTGAGCATCATTGCTGCAAGAGATCCACCTCCGCTAAAAATTAACGATTCAAAAAGCACCGGATCTGTGCCTATGCCTCCCATAGTGCCAGCCAACCTAGCTAACAAATTAACGCCACCAGGCGATCTAGCCTCTACCTCTTGGAATTGTTCTCTATTAAACTTTGCTTGCTCCATGCCCTGCTGAAGCAGTTGTTCGTTAGTGATGTTTACAATGTCATCGCTTAATTTGTCTTTATTTTCTTGGATATACTGAAATACTGAATTGGTGTAGTGCTCATATTGGCGCACACCATGTCCCTCGCTGGCCGTGGTAAACAGTCCAGATGTTAAGTGATTTGCCGGATTGTAAAACCCAGCATCGGTTTGGTGGTTAATTTCTTCAATGATTGGTTGCCATTGGTCACGAAGAACAGTCCCTTCACTAAAAGATTGATCGTTAGATCTGGCCATCTCATAAGCCGATCTAATGTTTTCCTGCCAGTCGCCAAGCCCTTCCGTCAAAGCCTGGCTGGGGTCTAAGTCAAGAGGTTGAGGCTCGCGAAATAAAAAACTCATTATCTAAGGCCGTAGAATGTAAGGGCATCAATTACGACAGGATTGCCGCGTTTATCTGCAATGTACCTAAACCCTGGGCTTCCAGGCTGCCCAATGCCCATGTAATAATACCCGTGAGAATGTACATACAATTTAGCGTCGTCGTTGATCGTCCTGACTTGTTTGTCAGTCACTTCTAAGCCGGTTTGATCTAGGATATCTTCAGCCGTAATACTATCCAGCATTGACTCCACCTTGTCGGCATCAAGCTCTTTGGGCAATAAAGTAGAAACATTGCGGACTTCTTGAATGCCGCCATTGCCAGTTTTGGGATCATAACCGGCAGCAAGCTGGATAGATTCTTCCCACACGCCAGCATCGAAAGTGTCCAATCCTTGCTCAAATGCTTTTTGTGTATATATGGCGTTTGCAACCTTTCTGGTTGCGGCTCTGGCTTCTGGTTGAAAATTAAAAGCTGTTCCTGCCGCACTTTGAAACATAAAATCAGTGTTTGCCGGGGTAAACTCTACAGGCTTATTGCCCATTGCAATATTATCCATACCCTTTAAAGCGATAGTGGCAGTATCAAACAATCCAAGACTTACCATTCCGCCAATTTGAGCTAATTCAGATTGCTTAGGCGCAATTTGTGCCAATACTTTTGGGGCATCTTGAGCAAAATTATTAACAATGTTTGATAGGATGTTCATGCGAAGAGGCAAATTTTTGTCTGCCGTCCCTTCCAATACCCCAGAGATTTGCGTTGCTTCAGCATCCGTCAAAAACGTCTCTTCTATCCCGTAGATGCCAGCAACTTGTCTTGCCTGGACCCGCCTCTCTGCCGCCATGTTAGGGTCGCCAATATCTAGCGGTTCAAACTCAATATGCCCAACACGCATGGCATAGGCCAGAGGATCTTGTTTAATCTCTGTAGTCATGTTGTTTAGCAATGACCTAGCCTCAGAAGCCAATAAAACTTCTTGCTCTGTATCTAAGCCCTTTTCGCCTCTGCCTGGAATCCCTTGCTCTATTTCCAGCAATTCTTGCTCTAATTGCATTGGATTCATCAACCGCATGGGCAATAAGTTTTCTCGCAGCAATGCGAAGATGTCCATTTCTTTTGTAATTGCAGGATCGTATGGCGCTAATTGACTGGCCTTAGATTCAAGATCGGCAATTACGGCAATGCTTGGATTGCCGCCTTTAGTTAATATTCTTAACTGGTCTTTTATATCCCCTTTTAAAGCAGTTGCCAAACTTCTGGTTCTGCTAATTTCTGAATTTAGTTGAACCTGAAGTGTCTTTTTTAACGCTCTTGTCTTTTCTGGCCCTAACTGTCTAATGTTTAATTTGTCAATGTAATCTTGTTGTTCTTCAATACTGGTCAGTCGTCCAAACTTAGCAACAGCATTTTCTTCATACATTCCTCTTTTAACAGAGCTTGTAGTTTTAGATATTTCTTCAGGCGTAAACTGATTAGTAACCATAAAATCGTTAATTCGGGCAATCTCAATAGTAGCCTGGTCATCATCAAATGACTCAGAGTTTGCTAAATATTGAGACTCAATAACCCTTTGCTCTAATCCAGTCAGAGCATTTGCCCGCATCTCTGCTAACGCTCTTTTTTGATCGACTACAGAGTATTGCTCACCCTTAAGAGCAACAATTCTGTTTAAATCATTTAAAGCAAAGCCAGCATATTCAGGGTCTAAGCCTTCTAAAGCACCAGCAAATCCATCAAATACATCTTGTGCTTGTTGTTGAAATTGCGTAAATGGTAGTTTTGCTGCTTCTGCATCATTATAAACGCTGGTCATTTCAACATTAGCCGCAGTTACAATATTATCAATCGCCATACGCTGTTGAAGATCATTCGCCGCTTCTTCTTCCTTGGTTCGCTTGACCTCACGCTCTTGTATTTCACGATCAACAAACGCAGCCATCTTGCCAATGCTTTCAGAGAACCTGGCTTGTTCGCGCATACCAGCAAAATCAATCTGCCCAATCCCAGCAGCTTGAACTCTTCCCGCTTCATATCTTGGTAATCTTGCCATCTTTAATCTCTACGTTACTGGCGCTGGTGGCGGTGTTGTTGTTGTCGTTGTCGTTTTTGGTGTTGGTATTTTGGCCGCGAGATCTAATGCCGATGGGGCTAAAGATGTAGCAGCCTTGAGCATCCCGGATCTATATGCCGCCTTACCAGCAGCTTTGTACTGTTGAGCCTGGTAATCGGCCATTCCTGTCGCAATAATTGCGTTATCTCTGGACTGGTTATAATCCCTGGATCCTTCTCTCATAGCATAATTTTGCAGGTTTAATGCGCTGCCTGACAACGGATCAACACCACCAGCAGCAGCTCGCGCAACCGTGGATGCCAGATTTTCGTTTAACTGACGCAAAACATTAATGCCTTGCTGTTTGTATTGCAGTGCTTGAGCACGGCCCCTAAGCCTTTCTTGTGCAGCTTGAGCGTCATACTGTGCTCGTGCTACGGCGCCGCCCCTCCAAGCCGAATATGCCTGAGTCCCAGCTGCGATATAAGGCGCTGCAACTTTCAAGCCGCCAACGATTGCGGGAATGAATGCAAGTACTTGAGCCATATTAGTTACCTATACTCACTCTATATTCCAACCCAAGCAGCGTTAGCTTCAATGGGACGGACTGCGTTACTGTGATCTGAGAAGTTTGCGAAAACCCAAGCATACCCCTCACCGTTTTTGTTCCTGTAAATTCTGCAACCGGAGCGTCCAGTATACCAGCGCCAAACGCTCTAAAGGCTACCGGCTGGTTATTGACAACCATGTTCTGGCTTTTATAAACCGGAGCGTCTACCTGTACAATTCGTTTCTTCACGCCAAACACTGATCCCGAAGCCAATCTTGGCTCAACCGGCATGGTCTTGATTTCAACATCAAAGTCTATCCCAAACTCCCAGGTGCTATATGTTCGATCAAAGTTTACAGTCGGGCCTGTCTTGGTATTAGGCTCAACAACACCGTCCCCAATAACTTTAACGGGGTTATCAACATTTGGTTGATTCATTGTGCCAGAAGATGCCGATGTACCTGTCACTGCATAGTCAGTGAATACATTATAGTCAAACTTTAAGATATGCCCTTCAACATTTACTCCAATTAAGCCTGGGTCATACTTAACTAAGACATAAACATCAGAAACCACAACCGCAATACTGACAAATGTATAGTGACTTGGATTGGTTACGCCCAGCTCAATTCGGCTTGGCGCAATAACATTCTGATCTGGCAGGATCGAGTACAAAGTAATACTGCTATCATCTTGGTTTAGAATGTAGATCTGGTCCGCTTCATCCGTAGATACCGCTCTGCGCCTTGCCATATCAATCGGCGTTTTGAGAAGGTGCGAGCTGAGTGTGGACAGAGGAAGTGTGCCATATCCGCCCTGCTCTTGGTTGTATTGCATGGAAACAAGCGATTGACCTTGACGCTGAATGAACACGGCTGATCCGCCAATGTTTATAACGGGCAGCCCAGGCTTAGAGCCAATTTGAGTTTGCGGCTTGACCATAAAGGTCGCTGGCGTTACTGGCTGGCTGGCCTCTTGAATAACGACAAACTCACCGCCAGAAGTAAATATCTGTAGATCAGGGCCAGCATTAAGATTGGTGATCTCGTTGAACTCGTTGACGTTGAGGGTGGCTTCAATACCTTCGTCATCCAAGCCATCGCCTTGATCAAAGTCAAAGTATTGAGCAACCTTAGATCCCCAAAGTGTATTTGGACGAAGCGCTGTGCCACCAAAATAAAGCCTCGCCTCATAAAACGATACGGTCCTGGGCCATCCCAATGAGTCTGACCAGCTGGCCTCGTAACCCGTTTCTGCTTGCCAGGAACTGTTGAATATCGACGGCAGGCCAGGGCCATATGCAGGATTGGTTAGTGCTGTTGTATCAAAAAACGGTATCATCACAACGGCATTAACTACCGTGTCGCTAACATACTCAACGATCCTGGCTTGTCCGCCACTAAACGAAGATCCCTGCTTTCTACTGATAATCTCTCCGACACTAGCTGTGCCGAAACGAACAACCTTATATCCAGTCGTTGCATCTGGCGCGGTATCCCAAGTGCCATCAATCGTAATTGTTTTTGTGGAGACGTCATAAGCATGAGCGTGTTTTGATTGCCCACTACCAGTGCCGCTGGTTAGCGTTACATTCATGCCTACAGGTGTATTTAACCCTGTAAAGCTTGTTGCGGCTTTGAGTTGAATAGTGTTGGAGCTACCGCCTTGCGCTGTCCCTGTATCAGTAGTCCCGCCCGATCCAGTAAGAGTAATATTTCCATCCACTGCCGATGGCGTAATCGTAAACGCCGGGTAATGATTGTGGGGGTTAAATGCGTAAGTTGGTATGCTGGTAAGCGGCACATCTTCAAATGTCCAGTTAACATCAGAGTTTCGTATTAACCGTTTTGGGTGCATGTCCTGGTGGACAATGATTAAAGTATCAACGGCCTGAGTGTATTTAAGATCAGGCACCATTGCCGAAGTAATATCGGTAGCCGAGACGCTGACTTGGAATACATCGTTCTTGTAAACCTTAATAAACCCGCCTTGAACGGCAAGCAGATAAGTATCTGTCCTACTAAACTGAAACGGAATTAATTTAAATTCTTCAGCCGTTGGGTTGTCGTATATTTTGCTAATAGTACGCAACCCAGGACGACGAGTAGCGCCACCTTGCGGGTGAATGATTACATTTTTTGCTGATTCTAAACTGTTGGAGTATTGCTCAAGGTCGGTTCTGGCCCGAAGCAAAGGGTCCATCTCGCCAACACTGAAGTTTGTTTGGAATTGCGTATAACGAGCCATGCTACCCTCTTACATATATTAGGGAGTAATCCTCGATAACTTGCGGCGAATTGCCCCTAGAATCCACATTCATCGCTTCTCGGAATAAACCACCACGACCATTCTCGCTTGGTGTCCCGAATGAAAGTGAATTGAAATAGTCAGCCTTACTGATTTGATCGGTCACAACCAATCCCAATTCCGCAGCCAACACTGTACGCAGCAGCCGCACAAAGTACGCGGGCATTCTTTCCTCGGCTACAGAAGTTTGATAGTCAATGTAAACCGTTTCAAGATTGGTGTACAACTGGTCGCCAAAGATCTGCCAGCCATAACGGATTGGTAATTGGTTAGTTGACGAATCAGCAAAGAGTGCTCGGACACCAGACAACATATCGCCTGGCAGTTGATAGGAATAGCTAAACTCGTTATCTGGAACGACCGCCAAACGAGCTAACTTAATCTTCTGGTATGACCAGCTCCAGGGATACCTGGAAAGTAAAGAGTCGCGAAGGTTGGGATATAGACTATCACATGCTTGAACAATGTCCGTCCCATCTGCAAATGAACTGATCGGTGCAGCTCCAAGCAGGATTAATGCTTCAGAGCATATCGAAATATCAGTATCACCTAATGCCATACAACGCCTCTCGCTAAATATGGGGCGACCGAAGCCGCCCCGTTTTACTTAGACTGTCAAAGCCGTAGTGATAACACCAGCAGTGTTGGTCGCAGTCAACACTTGACCGCCATCACTGGCATAACAAAGGATAAAATCCCCAGTTGTGATCAAGGCTTCAACGCTGTCAAAATAACCAGAGGCTCTAACAGCAGCTTTGTTATCAGCAGACGATGAAAAAGAATAGACAGCAGGGGAATGGCCGCTTTTAGAAGCGCCAACCGTTGCCCAATTGGTTTGTGAAAATGCCATGAGTCATTTCTCCTTTAGGATTCGGTGCAGTTAACCTGAATGATACCTTCAGAGTCGATCGCTACTGAGGCAGCACTAAACATGGAGCTAACCAAGAACGAGGTTTTCTCTGGAATATAGCTGACTTCAGTTCTCTGAGCCATTGATTCAGCATAACCCATCGCGTCTTTGTGCCATGCGAAACAGTTTCGCAGAGCAGCCGCTTTAGGAATACCGCCTTCATCACGGTTGCCCATAGTGATAAAGTTAAAGCCCATGAATGAGGATACTTCGCCTCGGACTAAAGCTTTCACTGTGTTGAAATCGCTAGAAGTCACTTCCTGGTCGCCCAGCAATGAATCTAACTGACTTGCGTGCATGAGCAAATATCGACCTTCGGCTGGTACGTTGTTTGCATTCATCGCGTTTGCAGTTGCCCGCAATTTTTCGATGTTCATGTTAGTGGTAGCACCACCGACACCCGTTGCAATAGTAGTCCCAGCATTACCGATCATTGCGTCAATGCAAAGCTGGTCAAGACGACGAGCAATTGACTTAGATACAACCTGAACCAGTTCTCGACGCTCATCAAAATTGATGTGTGATTGCTGGAAGATATCGCTGTATTCTGCTGCAATGTAATCCGTCATGCTCGCAGTTACCTGCGCGTAGGTGACGTTTAAAGGGGTGACATCAGTTTGCGGTACGCGAACCGTTGCTACACCTTTGCCGATTTTAGGAAACTTAACCGTGTTGCCCTGTACGTTTGTGCGAGTCCGCATCGTTCCACGAAGAACCGACTCAGCTTGATACGCTTGCTTTACTTCTGACTCGAAGAGAGTAACAAACGCTGTAGTTACATTCTGCGCCATGACAGAACCTCCAATAAAGTGAATTGATTAAACGCTACCGTTAGCCGAAATCGGGCGGTTACTTGTGGAGTCTGTCTCCACCACCAACGGAATCACCGTATAGAAGGGCCGCGAACGCGGTTAGCCATCAAAAACGAATATAACTATATTTTGTGAGAAAACGCAACCGTTAGATTTAATCTACTTTTGCGATGCCATCCACTGCTTTTCAATCTTACCGCGCCAGGCTGAATCAGTGTGCCATCTAGGATCCGCAATTGCAGATTCCAAATCACCCCTGGTCATTTCTGGCGTGCTGGGCGCCGACTGAATCGGGATGTTCTCGTTCGTAATAGCCTGGTGATACTTCAAAAACGCATTGATTGAATCTGCGCTGTTGAGGCTATTCGACATAGCTTCTCGCTCATTGTTAGATAACGGAGCTTTAATCAACAATCTTTCAGCCATTTGGATCTTTTCTTGAGCGCGCTCACCAAGCTTGTTCATCTCTTCCTGGTGATTGACCGTCATCTCTTCTTGGCCTTCTTGAGCTGTGCTCAACACTGCCTGGGCTAATTCTTCAAACGCTTGTTGACTGATACCATTGTCCTTGGCCCAGTCTTTGTATATGCCCATTACATCATCTTCAGCATATAGACCGGCATTCTCTAACGAGGACAGATCGTATTCTTCAGGCGCTTTGTGCTTACCCTGCTTGAACTGTTTCTCCAGCTCGGCATAAGACTTGGCTAGTTTCTCAACATCAGGGCCGTCATCGTCCCAGAATTTTTCGGGATAATAGTCTGGCCGCTCCAGGGCTGGCTCATCTGAATCTGCTTCTTGGCCTACCGGCGCATCCGAATCATCGTGCAACGGGATCGGTGCCTCTTGGCTTGCTTCTGCTTCTTCCGAGACAGATAAATTTAATAAAGATTCTTGTGCTTCTGTGTTGTCTTCTTGTGCTGCGTTATCCATTTTCGCTCCTTACTATTCGCTTCTCGATCATTCTTACAATCTCCGCCATGCCAGTTCTGACATAGCCAAAACTAGAATCCTCTCCTGGATTCCAGCTCGGCTGCTCAATTGTAATCCCTCGAAGATGGCTCAATACCTTCTGGCCTTCTTCACTTTTAAAGACACGCCCGTACAGAATATCCATGTCATCTGCCTTTGGTGCCTCATAAAAAGCCTCGTTTAACCCTTCCCATCCATCGCTCATTGAATCGCTTCCTCTATTGCGCCCCCATCATCTACTTGCTGCGGCTCTGCCGCTGCCTGTTGCATCATCATCATTTGTTGCATCATCATCATTTGCTCCTCTTCAGTAGTCAAAAGATTCTGGTCAATACCAAGTCGCTCCGCAATAAACTGCAATACCCTCGGTACAGAGATTACAGCCTGGCCTTCTGGCCCCATTTGATTGGCAATCTGCATATACTGCACGACATCATTGACCTCTTGCAATTTTTGCGTTTGCGCCAGCGGAGATACAGGTACAACCTTAACCTCAACACCGTTTACCTTTAGCGGCAAGTCAATCAAGCCCTGCTGATCCATGACAAACAATGCCCTGGTAACAATAGGAACCATCGTTTCAGTAATCAATCGGCCAAAGGCAGACCCAAGATTCGATGCAAGCTCTCTGGTCCTTTCTGCAATCTCAGTTGCCGACCTGGCGCTCATGTTATCTGGCGGCAGGGTATCATCCATCATGATCTTCTTAATGTTCATGCGAAGATCGTTGACCACAATCTGACTCGTATTGAAGTCCCCAGCCCTGGGTAATGGCGCCAATGAAGCACCTTGTGGGCCACCGTTTCTTGCAACGGCAATCACCGCACCTGGCTGGATCTTAATGTTCTGTGGGTTTAATACGCCATCGTCTGCCGCAGTGTATACGCCAGCAATCGCTAGAGATGCGTTCTTTAAAACCAGCTCTAAAGTTTTGTTCAGCGTCTTAATATCACTGATCGCAGTAACAAGCGGGCCTCGCCCATATACTTCACCGGCAACCTTCAAATACCTGGAAACAATAAATGGGCTTGATCGCATTTCACGATACACCAGCTCTTGCCTTTTGGTAGTCCACAAGACATGATAATGATATCGACCAGTTTCGTTATCGAAGATTACAGCATCAGTCAGATCCAGTTCTTTCTCTGGAGATCTGGTCATTGCCTCTTCAAGCTCAACGGTCATTTGAGCGTCCGGAAACTCCCGCATTATCGCCTCAGCCTTTACTCGCAGCTTGCGATAAATGTTAGATACATTGCCGTGGCTACCTTCTTCAATAGCAACAAGATACTGCGGGATAGCAGTAAATCTAATCGGCGTGGCTTCATCGCCAGGCGTAATCATCATCACACCAGTACCGACCGCCATGTCCAGCAGGAACTCACCCATAGCCAGGTCAAAGTTAGACTGACGCAACGCGTCAAACATTCTGACATTGTAGTTATCTAGGATGGTTTGGGCTTGCGCCGCTTGCTCTTGAGGGATTCCAGTGCCAGCTTCGAGTCTGCACCACTGCTTGTATGGTGGAAATAAACCCGCCTGGAGGCGATTAGCGAATCGTTGCGTTGCATGAACCGCTGTCGAGTCAAAGACCCGCGACATTTTCGACTGTCCAGGAACTCTGCCCTCGTAATACCCATCATACAAATTGCGCTGTGGTAGCGCGTACTCGTAACAATCCTCGTAAATGGATCGCCACAAATCTTTTCGAGCCTGGGCTTTTGCCTCTCGCTCCATCAAATCGTTTACGTTTAGTCTAGGCATCTCTTCTCGCCTTTAATCGTTTGCTCATTGCAGCAGCTTTGCTCTTAGCATCCGCTTTAGATGATGCGCCCCATGCTCGCAATGACAATAGCAGCCTGGTGGGCTGTCCCTTTTCGTCACGTTCAGGTCCAGAGTTGCCAGCCATCCTTGCTAGAAAGCTGGCTCGTCTGGGATTATCGCCAGATTTTACTGGCGGCTTTAGATCACCCCCTTGCTTTCGTTCAAAATGCTTCCTGCCAGCTTCGTTCAATCCGCCTTTAGGGTTCTGGTAGCGCTTGGCAACCATGTTATCGACCTATACGAACATTGGCAGTGCCGCTAGTGTATTCACCTGCTTTGAAACCAACACGGTATGCAACCGTTGGGCCTGGATCAAATCCGTATGTCTCAATGTTAGTTGTGAAAGTATCCACATCACGCCAGGTCACGCCAAGATCCAGACTGCGCTGGGCGGTAATCGTGCCAACCCATGTTCCCTCAATCGAGAAGTTAAACGCATCGTCAGTATAAAGGCCATCGCTGAAAGTATTAGCGGCGCTCAATGCGGCCTCGACCAGTCCAGCGTCTCTGCTCAAAATTGTCATTTTAATCTCCTAATATTTATTAGCGTGCGGCGAGCCAGGACTAAGGGGAAGAGGAGCGAGAGCGCCCCAGCCCACCGCACTTCAACCACCAGTGCCTAGCGTAGCCTGCCTTTGCTCTATCTGGCTTTGAACTCGACTAGGCGATAGCAGCATACGCAAGCCACCAGTGCGCCGAGATCTTTTACGCGCTGAAATTTGTTCTTGCAGAGATTGCTCGGCAGCTTCGGCTCTCGCCTCGGCCCTTTCTTGGGCGGCAATCAGTTTTGGGTCAGGCTTAGGAGCCTTTGGTGTTTTAAATAACCCGCTCATTCGGTAATCCTCGTCATCAGATAATAGTCAGCCCCTTCAGGGCCAAAGTACCGCATCACCGATTCTACCTTAAAACCAAGCCTTTTGGCGAATTTATATGCTATCTCATTTTCGCATCTAACCGTAATCTGCAATCGCAATACACCGAACTCTGCGACAATACCATCAATAATATGCCTGGCACCACGCAACACCGCTATCGCATTCTTCTCAATGCCCTCGCCTGGGATCATCCACATCTCGAAATTGGTAGACCATAAAGGTCTTACGCCGAAGATGGCAGTAGGTCTACCTTGGCAGATGAACGTCCAGGAGAACCCAGGCATTGCATTATCGATAACGTACTCGTAATAGTTCGGTATGTTTTCAACATACTCAACCTCAAACGGCTTTAGTTCGATAGAGTACACATGCTTAGGGTTGAACGGCACAAGTATCTGGTCGTTCGACATCCTAATGGTAGGCAGTTGCATCATCAGAATATGGCGAAGTCAGTATTAGCCGTATAGGTTTGACCAGAGGATTGGTGGTTGCCTCGGCGCAATCGTCGTTGTTCGCCGCCGCCCAGCATCAGATACCCAAACGCATCCCCAACGTGCGAGTGATCGTTCTTGACCGGCGTATCTTTGAATCGCTCTTGACCCGCGCCCAGGCTTTGCCGTTTAAAAAAGTAACCGCCGGATAAGCTTTTACGCAAGCGTAAGCATTTCTTGTCAACCATCAGTGCAGGTTTGCCAGATATCAGCCGAGTCATTGGCGATGCACCAGCCTCCCGCCGTACCTGGAACGCATTGCTATCAGTCGGCTGCGCCTTGAACCCTATTGATCTTAGGTGGTCAAAGGCCGTCACCTCATAGATCTCGTCTCGCTTATTACCCGCCGGATCACCCCAGATTAAGATCTCATGCTTACTGTATTTCTCAGCAATCTTGCCCAATAATTCTTGACCAAAACGCTCCAGCCCCATGTCAAACGTCACCAGCTCCTCCAGTATACGCCAGGCGCCACCAGCAGTTCGTTGACCAAAAACAGCAGCCGGAGTCAAACCAAAATCTACACCAATCTGGATCGAGTAATACGGATCAGCCTCCAGATCCGCACTCATCATTTCATCATCATACTCAGGCCATACTGGCCGTCCTTCCTGGACAAAGGTATACATACCCTGGGCGTAGCACCGGATCCAGTCGGCATTCTTCCCACCCAATAACTGCTGGTAATAACCAGGCGGCAGGTTGTTCCGGTTCTCGGCATTAGGATTAACCATCCACCATTTACCACCAGAAAAAATAAATCCATTCGCCTCTGGGTTCTCAGGCAAATCGTCCTTGGTAACGGGCAATACACCACCAGGCTGGCGATGAAACGTCCACGGAAAGTCACCCTTGATCGGTTCTTTCTCAGACAGCGTATGCCACCAGTGGTCATTGTCCGGCGGGTTCGTATCCATCCATATCCCGTACCAGGTCGGCCCGCCATCAGCCTTCGTTGGGTATCGGCCCACGCGGTGAGTCAGTCCATCAACCACAGCTTTTGGCAGCTCCCGCGCCTCATTGCACCAGGCACCCGTAATCTCCAGCGATAACAGCTTTCGAACAGACTGCGGCGTATCCAGTGCCAAAAATATTACCTCACAATCAATCCCCGCAGCGTCACCGCGAGCTGGCAGCTTCAGATGGTGCGTGATTGGCGGTTGCCAACGCATCCCGCCCCAGGTCGATTCAGGGAATAATTCTTGCCAGGTCTTGATCGTCGTGGTTCGCAGCTCCGGATAAGTGTTCCGAACGATCACAAACCGCGTATAACGTATTCCATCACGCGGCGATGGCTTCTGCCGCACCGCTCGCAACATAATCTCAGCAGCGCAACCATACGACTTACCAGAACCAACCGGCCCCATCAGCCCACGGACAAACGAATCATCGTTTACAAAGTCCCAAACGGTCGGTGAGTTCGAAAAATCTAAATCAAGACTCGGTAGATTGCTCATCTAGCTCCTCGTTGTACTGCGTGTACCCAGGCGATAATGCCTGATCCGGCCCGCGCATGTTAATCCCCACAATGGATGGACGCTCCTCGTCCTTCTCGGTATCCAACATCCCAGCAGCTTTAGCCAGGACGCGCAACACCGCAACCTTATCATGCAATTCAATCGTGATATCAGCACCCCGCACGCTGATCTTCTTGATCGCGCGCAAGGCATGCTCCGGTATATCCTCGATAGGCTTCACAGTCCCATCCAAGTTAACAATATCGGTAATATTCGTCGTACCCAAGGCAATTAATTCCTGGGCCACAGCCTCTTTGTGCTGGTGCAAGGTCTCTGATCGACCGATTCTCTTCTGGACATGGCGAACGCCACCGAATCTGCCCAGAGGCGGGCGTTGATCACTGCCACTGTCGGCGTCTTTTCCACCACTGTTGCCTGTCTTTTTTGGCATATTCCCTTCTCAGATCCCTGATAGTCGGAATCTTTCTTGCCGTGTGGTCAATAAAACCAGGGTCACGCGGGGCACTGAAAACCAGAACCCCACCCTTGTATCCAAAATCACCTGCGTTTTTCATCTAGCCATTCTCTGTACCGCAAACCGCAATAATAACAATGATTATCACGGTTTGTCGTTACATCGGTATCCTTGATACGGCATTGATGCGTCCAATACTCGGTGATCACAAAGCCTTTGGCAATGTCTCTGACAATGGTCATCAGCTTGTACATACCAAACCAAACCCTAGAAAGGGATTTCATCGTCGAAACCTTGGGCTGGCGCATCGGCTGGCGCAGCAGTAAGGCCGCGAGTACCATCATCCTCAAACAATGACAACCAGATCTCACCTTCTTGGTTCGGAATAGGCAAAGACTCCAGCTTAACCCTGACCTTACCATCTCGCTCAAAGGCAACACCATGCTTGAGCCATACAGGCTTGTCCCGTCCTGGGACTTGTTTGGCTTGACTGACGTTATATCGTTTCATGTGAAACACTCCTCTTAGTTAGTGGACTTGCACTATGGCATGAAAATGCGATATCGGCAACCTTTTCATGAAAAACTGGAAAATACTGTTGTGAGGGGCAGCAGCGACGACGCAGGGGGGGTGGGGGCAAGGGGTGGGTCGCGCGCGCGGGCGTGGGTGCGCGTGTGCGCGCGGGCGCAGGCGTGTGGGCGGGTGCGCGTGCGTGTGCGCGGGCGTGCGCGTGGGGGTGGCATGTCTGCCTGTTGCGCCCAGGTGGCTCACATGACCCGATCCCATGCCCTCAACATGCCCTCAGAGGCTCTCAGGTTGGATCTGAGCGCTTTTTGATGCCAGCTAATAGCGACCTAGCCATAGGGTTCGGAACGCGCCTCAGAGAAGCTTTGACGATCTCCTCGAAGTATGCCACCGACCGAGGCCAGTCCTGTCGTTTCTCACGGCACTTGGCCGCTTGCTTGCCCAGCAGGTGCCGCCATTCAGCTTCCAACAACCCGTGACTGATCCAGGTCGACATCATCGCTTGATCACGCTCACTGATTGTCCTGTGCTGTCCAAGAGTGTCAGCAGTTCGAAGAAAGTGATTACAGTAAACTTTAACCATGATCTTAAAGTCATCGTTATACCCCGTTAGTGTCTCGTTTAGTGCAACCTCTGACATTGCAGGTTGCGCAACCTCAGAAGTTGCACCTGGCGCTTCAGAAGTTGCACCTGATACGGATTCACCTGCAACCCTAGAAGTTGCACCTGCAACCCCAGAGATTGCACCTGATTCTTCGCTTAAGGCTATCTGATGGGCGGCTGTTTGGGTGCTGTAAGCCTCTTCCTCAGTGGTCACATCGGGATCATATATGACCTTGACGGAGCTTGTTTTCTGATCCTTGTACCGCTTCCTGGCGTGCACCCAGTAACCCAGGTCGAACAGAAGCTTCAGTTGCTTATTGACAGCCTGGCGCGATATGCCCAGGTCAGCCGCTAGCCGGTCCTGACTGACAAAGGTTACGCCGTTCCTGTCGACATACGAGCACAGCGCAGCGAGCACGTGGAGCGCCCTGGTGCGGTTTATGCGCTTATCCATCACAGCGTTAAACGGCAAGATCGAATACTTCCTAAGATCTTTTGGTTTGATGTCATCCGGTCTCACGGCAGCCACCGCTGCCGGAGCAGTGCATTCGCGTCCGCCCGGACCCTCAGCTTGGCGTATGACTGCGACCCGCCGACGACGACCTGGCCCAGCTTGTCTATGCCATCCAGCACGCCCCTGGTAATCATCTGTTCGACCATGTTGCGGGTGTGCCAGTTCGGCAGCCCTACAACCCGCGCCATCTCATTCAAGGTGAACAGCCCCGACTGCCCGAGGTCACTACCCAGCAGCGCCGCCTTAACTTTTTGGTATTCAGCCTCGCGCTGAATCAGTGCCGTGATCGTGTTGGCGTGCTCGGCCTTTTTCTGTTTCCCGCTCATTGTTTCCCCTCACCAATTCAATCTGATTTCGACCCTCGCCAGGTCTCCGTATCGTTTCTCGGCGCTGATCATGTGTACCTGCTGGTCGTCGAGGTACGCCGCTTCGTTCATCCCATCAAGGCAAATCTTGATCACGTTGTCGACATCGGGCCTGGTCGGCATGATATCGCCTCGAGCAGCTGCCGCCTGTTGCGCTTTCGGCCACGACTTCGGGATGCCATAAACCGCAATAATATCAACCTGGACGTTTACCTCAATCGGCTCGCTGATTACCTCCCGCGCAGCCGCCGCAATCAGCCGCTCATACTGCAATGTCGATGACGGCGTGAATACCCGACCCCTGGCAAACCTGGGCCGACCCTTCGCCTTTGGCTGACCTGGTATGACGATCAGAGCCTCAGGCATTACGGTTAATCCAGTCGCTGACACTGCCCTGGTTTGCGGGTTCCTGCCCTAGTCCCTGGCGCAATAAATCGACCACCACGGCGGCCTTTGATTGCTCCCTGGCGACCGATTGCGCTTCGATTTCGGCCAATAGATCACTGGGACACCGAAAAAAAAGCGGTTTTAACTCATTGTTTTTGTTAGCCTTTTGGTGTTTCATTAAATTATTTTCACTTTTTTTGGATTTAGGGGTTGACTCTAAGCGATATCGGACTTAAATTCAATACCGGAATCAATTAAACACACACACGGAGCAGCACATGACAACAGCAAGACTTTACAACGCAGCCAAGGCCCAGCAGGTAGACGGTAAGAAAATGATCCTTGAATTATCTGACGGCCAGCGCTTCAACGTCAAAGGCACCCGCGAAGCAAACAAGCTTTGCGCCGAGTTAAACGCCAAGCCCTGGAATTTCTAGGGCTTCACTCAACCACCAAATCAAATCAAACCAGGAGCGACACACATGGCAACAATCACCAAGAAAGCAGCAAACCGAATTAACGAACTTTTATCAGACGTCAGCCTTTACAAGACACTCGGCAACATGAGCTCAGGAGATAGCAGCGGCGATTATTACCGCCATGCTTACAGAGAAGGTACCGCGATTCGCGCCCTGTTCGTGGAGTTCGGGATCGAGACAGGCGCTCTGAGTTACTTCACAGAGGAGTGCATCGAACGCCTGAAGATGAAGGCCGATGCAGCACTTAAGGCAAGACTCGATGCAGAACTCGAAGCAGAAATGCAAGCCTAACCCACTGACGAGGCCCCGTGACAGGGGCCGAAACGCCGCAAGGCGTCTGGGAAGTCAAACACAAACCAGGAGCGAGACACATGAAAACAGATGTTTACCAGGAAGTAACCAACCAGGTCGTCGAGATGATGGAGACAGCCGGCGCCAATTGGATCAAGCCCTTCGAAGCGCTGGCGGGCGGTATGCCAATGAATGCAACGACTGGCAACGAGTACCGAGGAATCAATGTGCTATTGCTGGCAATGGCTGGCGGTCAGCATTGGGCCAGCTTCAAGCAATGGCAGACGAAAGGCGCCCAGGTTCGCAAGGGCGAGAAAGGAACGCGCATTGTGTTCTTCAAGATGCTAGAACGCGAGAACGCCAAGGGCGGCACCGATAAGTTTCCGATGATCCGCTATTCAACCGTATTCAGCGCCGACCAGGTCGACGGATGGGACGCACCAGCAGCCCCAGAGCGCCCCGTCTCAGCCGTTGAGGCCATCGCAGCCGCCGATGCCTGGGTTGAGGCTACCGGCGCCGAGGTACGATTCAACGACCACGGCCGATGCTTTTACTCACCAGGCCAGGACTTTATCAGCATGTCTCAGCCGTCAAGCTTTACCGCAACGCCTACCAGCACACAGAGCGAACTGTACTATGCGACTTTGCTTCATGAGCTGACGCACTGGACCGGCTCAGAGCACCGCCTGGCGCGCACCAAGGGCAAGCGCTTTGGCGATGATGCCTACGCAATGGAGGAATTAGTCGCCGAGCTTGGCGCCGCTATGCAATGCGTAATGCTTGGCGTCACCAATGAACCACGCGAGGATCACGCGCACTACCTCAACGGATGGCTTACAGCCTTGAAAGGTGACAAGCGCCTAATATTCACCGCCGCAGCCGAAGCCCAGAAAGCTTGCGACTTCATCAAAAACCTACAGCAGAGCGCGGCAGCAGCCGCGTAACGCAACCCTAAACCAAACCAGGAGCACTAACCATGAGCGATCAATTAAAACTTATTCTCAGCTACCGCAAGAACGAAGGAACAGAGCGCAAGCCTGTTTGGGGCGAATGGAATTGGGATTCCTATTCTCCGATCGACAGCGTCGACGGCATTGTCACAATCACCCAGAAATACAACTGGGAGCGCGAAGTTTACCGGGACTTAGATTGGAAGCTAGAGGCCGGTTACCTGGCCCCTAATGGTAAGACCACCCAGGCTGAGATCGTTTATCAACCCTGCTGATGAGATCCAGTGGTACGGATCGAAACGCCGTGAGGCGTCCAGGAAACCAACAGAGGAGTGAGACCAATGTTCGAGACAGAAACCTACCGTATCCCGCACTTTGCCATCGTGGCGCTACTGTATGACGATTACAGCGGCATTCAAGACGATGACGAGGCATTCGTCGACAACCTGCAATCCTGGCTTGACGAAGAGCATGGCGCGGGCCAGTGGCATATTGGGGATGTATCCGAGCCTTACCATGGCCGCGCTGATTTTGAGCGCATCCTGGGAGAGATCTGCAACGTCAGCATCGAGGTGCGAATATGAATAACTTGCAGAAGATCGCCACCGCAGCCGCGGTGATCGTCGCCGCAGTTGCGGTGTTATGGATCGGATCGGAAGATTACGAGCACCAGGTCGCAGAGCACGCGCGATATATTCAGGATGTGTGCGCCGGATATCATCCCGACTACCTGGGCGCAAAACCAAATTGCCAGGAGGTAAACCGATAATTTTTGGCCTGACCTTTCTAGTGTGTTAAAGCCGGCCTGAACAGGAAAGTATAACTGACACCGAGCGGATGCAAGGCCGCACCAACTTAAACCAGAGGAGCGAAAACGATGGCGAAGCTATCACCAAATGGATACCTGAGCGGGTCAATCATGCCCGCCTACATGGGCGCCAGCCCGTACCAATCCCCGCACGAAGTGCTGGACCAATGCCGCGCAGCTCGCGCCGGCGGAGAACTGCCAGAGCTGGACAGCTTGCAGATCGACATAGGCAACGTAACGGAAAACGTGATTTTAAATCGTGGTCTTCGAATGATTGGCTTGCAGGATTATGATTGGTACAACTACCAGCTCGACGGCACAGACGCAGCCAAGAAGCACCCAGCGCTGGACTTGTGGTACAGCGACGACGGACTATTGTATTGCAACGAACCGCTGACAATCCGGACTGACCAGAGCGCGGGCATTGTTGTGATGAACGACAGTGGCGAGGTCACGCTTACGGGGTTAGGCGTGCTCGAAGCAAAGTTTACAACGGTGTTCGAAAAGCCCGACGACCCGCCCTTATATCGAGGACCGATACAGCTGCAAGCTGGCATGATGTGCCATGATGCGCGCTGGGGTATCTTGATCACCTGCTACGGCGCCCGCAAGATTGTCATTCATGTATTCGAGCCACACGGCGCGACCCAGGCGAGGATCACCCAGGCGTGCCACGAATTCGAAAAGCACATGAGCGAAGGCACTTACCCAGCGCCGACAACCCTGGAGCAAGTCCACCGCGTTTACAGCAAACCAGAGGACGATACCATCGAGCTGCGCGAGGATGCCATCGCAGCCGTCGATAGTTATATCGGCGCAAAGCTGGTGCTCAAGAAATACCAGGAGCAGCTCGAACAAAGCAGCCTGGCGCTAATGGGTATGCTTGGCAATTCAACCAAGGCTGAGCTGCGCGACGATACCGGAAGGCTAATCAAGGTCAACTGGCCGGTCAGGCATAGCAAAGCCAAACCCGCCAAGCAATGCCCCAACTGTAACCACGAACTGGAACCGGCAAAGCCAGAGAGCAGCGCCCGTCAGAAATCAATCACAATAAAAGAGGTAATCGAACAATGAGCAAACTACCAACACTCGCGCCACAGAACATGACCGAAGCAATGGAATTTTCCAAGATGATCAGCCAGTCCGGCATGGTGCCAGGCGCATACAAAGGCAAACCGCAGGATGTGCTAGTCGCTATCCAGTGGGGATATGAACTAGGACTGCAACCGCTGCAAGCCCTGCAAAATATCGCGGTCATCAATGGCAAGCCCAGCGTATACGGTGACGCAGCCCTGGCGCTGGTCAAGAACGACCCCCGCTGCGCTGGCGTTAAAGAATGGATCGACGGCGAGGGCGACAACAAAGTCGCGCATTGCCTGGTCAAGCGCCGCTACTCCGAAGAGATGGAGGAGACAGAGCGAACCTTCAGCGTGGCCGATGCGAAGAAGGCCAGGTTATGGGGTAAGCAAGGACCGTGGACAAACTACGCCGAGCGAATGCTGGCAATGAGGGCGCGAGGCTTTGCACTGCGGGACGCATTCCCAGATGCACTGAAGGGAGTGATCACAGCCGAGGAGGCGCAAGACTACCCAGTCGACAAAGGCGAAGCCAGGGATATAACGCCTAGTGTTACGCATGCGAATCCGCTGGACAGTTTGCCGCCACCACCGCCAGCCGATGACTACGCCGAATATGAATCCACAGCGATCGAGGTCGCAGCGGAAGTCATACCGGAATCCGTACCGGAAAGCCCACCGGAGCCAACGTCTAAAAAGAAGTCCAAGCCATCTGTTTACCAGGTCATGAACCACAACGGCGAGCAGTACAAGGACGACTACACCACAGAACAAGCCTATGCCGATGGGTTTACTGTGATGCTAGATGTGTACGAAAAAAACTTCAAGAAGAAGAAAACCGAAGCAGCCGAAGCCCTGGCAATGCTGTTTCAGATCAGGGATCACAACCTGGCGACGATGGGATTACTGGAGGCAACGACTCGCGTTCATGTCTCCGGCTATCTGAATACCAAGATCAGCAGACTTGAGAAGGAGGCGGGTAAGTGAGACAGCCAACTGAGAGACAGATGGAAATTTACAACTTCATCGCCGAGTATTACGCTCGGCATGAAGTACCGCCAGAGCAGAGGCAGATTTGTCAACATTTCCAGTTATTTAGGACGACAGTTTCAGATCATGTCCAAGCACTAGAGCGTAAGGGTTTGATTAAACGGAAAGGAAGGGGGTATAAAAACAACTTGACATTAGTATAATGATGCAAAATCTATCGGCACTCAGCTATGGCAGCACGATCTATTGAGAGGCACCTGGAGTTTTGCACAACGGATTATCAGCGGGAAGTTATCCAGCTGCACATCCAGGGCTTAACTCAGACTGAAATTGGCAGAAGATTAGGCAGGCATTCTAAGCGAGTGCACGCGATAATATCACGCGTACACGTTAGAGCAGCGGCTTCCGGTGTGGCCCCAGATTACGGGGTCACTCGGCAAGTTGCGCCAGGGTTCACCACCAAAAGATTAAGCACCGCATACGGTGAAGACGGATCCATCAAGCTGCAATGGCACATCCAGGAACCTGAGAAGGTCAAGATCCAGGAGATGATGGACGAGTTTACCGATGCGTTTAAAGATGAACTATCCGGCATACACAAACCACTGAAAGCACCCAAGACTGTAGACCAGGATCTCATGTCAGTATACCTGATAGGCGATCACCACCTGGGACTGAGTGCCTGGTCGGAGGAGACGGGCGCCGAAGACTGGGACGTAAACAAGTCGGAAAAAATATTAGACGATGCAGTCGACAGGCTGGTATCTGTATCCCCCAACAGTGAGACAGGATGCCTGGTCAACCTCGGCGACTTCTTTCACATCCAGGACGCGAGTTCAAGCACACCCAACTCCAAGAACCTGCTAGATTCCGATGGCAATTGGGGGCGCATTATCAGAGCGGGATCACACCTAATAAAACGAGTCGTGTTACGCATGCTTGAGAAGCATAAAAAGGTAATGGTCGTGAATGCCAGGGGCAACCACGATCCAGACGCAAGCCTGTTTCTCAACACTGCAATTCAAATGTACTTCGAGAACGACAAGCGCGTCACAGTGCTGGATAACTTCAACAAGTTTGTATGGTTTCAGTTCGGCAAGAACCTGGTCGTCACCCACCACGGCGACAAGATCAACGCAACCAGGTTATACGAGGCCATCACCCGCAACCTTAGAAAAGAATGGGGCGATGCCGATCATGTTTACTGCTACCTGGGACACATCCACCATCGAGACGCAAAAGAGATAGGCGGTATGACCATCGAGCATTTCGGGGTGTTGCCGCCGCGAGATTCTTGGCACAATGCTAGTGGCTACGGCGCAGAAAGAACGATGACCTGCATCGTATTGCACAAGGAGTATGGAGAAGAGGCAAGACTAAAAGTAAACGCGGAGCGATTAAGATGAGTGCATTCGACAAGCAAATTTCAGGAAATCATTACAAGACGATGATGATTCAACCCTTAGAATATGCGCTGGCAAACAATCTAGGGATTTGTGAGCATGCGGTGGTTAAATATATTTCGCGCTGGAAAGATAAGGGCGGCGTTGATGATCTGCGGAAAGCAATACACTACTGCGAGATCTTGATTGAGACAGAGCTGCAACCAAAGGTCCAAGATCCAGTGGTCAAGTCAACCGGACTCTTGCATACTACGCAAGACTAACCGTTTGATACCAGGTCTAAGATCTTGGCAACCGGCTCGGGAATATCTTCTTCTTCGCCATCATCAGGATCATCATATTCTTCGTGCTGAACCACGGCAATAATAACTGTCTGCCCTGGTTCCAGATCTTGAATGGTTATGTCCGGCATTAGTTCTTGCGCTTCTTTGCCATCCGCTTCATCGCTGCTTTTTTGAGCCCTGGATCCATCTTGTCTTTCTTGGATGGCCGACCAACCTTTGATCCGTATGTACCTTTACCGTATGGCATGGTGTTCTCCTAGTTTTTATATGTCCAATGCTTGGGCGTAGTCTGCCGAATATCTACATGGATAAATCCTGACGCAGTACCAACCCCGCTGAATCCGAGCTTAAAAGCGTTACTAGCAATAATGAAACGCTCAGTCCCATTGCTAACAGCAATATCAGCAGCAATGCCTCGCGCGTGCTGTCCTGGTCCGCCAGGTTTCGCAGCCTCAATAGAATGCCTCGGGCTACGGTAGCCGCTGGTAATACGAAACGGTATGCCGCACTCATGGCGCAACGCATCCAAAGCGTGAATGAACTCATCTTCCATTTCATTTTCGCCAGTCTCCTGACAGTCAAATTCTTCGCGGGTAAAATATCTAAACGTCATTTCTTGGCGGTCTTCGCCGATTCTTTAAATGCTTTATCGGTAGGCGCACCCTTGGCGCCAGGCTTCCGCATACGCTCGCTTGATCCTGACTTTATCCTGGCACGCTTTGCCATGATGTTGTAATACAACCCCTTGTTAGGCTTCTTCATTTCCGCATCTCCATTAACTTGGATACACCACGGATACCGAATGAACTGCTGATCGCAATGAACAGTAGGTATTGATACCACTCAGGCAATTTTGACAGTGCTTGGAACCCGGCGTCAACCCTATCAATCACGCTCACGTCATTAATTGCTATGGCATAACCAACCATAAAAATAGGGATCGATAGTATGATCGTCCAGAACTCATCCTTCCACGAATGAGCACTGGCATCTGCCATCTTGGATTCCCAATCAGAGTTGTTCTGAATGACCTGGAGCTTGGCCTCATGTTTAGCCTGTTTCTCCTCAGCTTTGTTATTCAACCATCCACCGATTAGATTAGTAATAGGCCCGATCAGTGCTTGCATCATTTGCGGATCAACTCGTTAATGGCCTTCCATGCTTCAATCATCTTGGCTTCTAAAACTTCTAAACGGTTCAGGATCTTGCCAATGGTTAGCACGAGTATAAATATGCCAGCAGCGATAGGCCAGCCTGAGACAATAATCTCCCATGCTTCCATCAGCCATCTCGGTTAACAAGTTTCTGTACCGTATCAGATTCCCAGATACGCAACGCCAGCCAAATGATTGTGAATAAACTCGCGACACTAGGAAGCCAACCAGCCAGTGTAGCGACTGTGCCGCCTACTGCTAATGAATCCATAACTGTTTTAGCTTCCTCCTGCATACGTCACCTACGTTAATAAATTATTTAGCAGCCCAGCCAGTATTACTAGCGCCTGACTCTTTGATGTATAAGGATGTATTAGCACCACCGTCATTCCGATACCAAACGGAACCTACCCCAGCGACCACTACACTCTCAGGA